GCTCGCGACGTCGCTGGCGCTCCTGGGGTGTGATGGTGAACTTGCGCTCGCGCTCTTGCCCGCCGATCACGCCCAGCGAGATCAGGTCGTGCTCGGTGTTCAGGGTTTGTCTGCCACCGTGCGGGGTCGAGTGCAGGATGTAGGGCTTGCGGTCGCGGCGGACGGGCCTACCCTCGGGGTCGAGGATGCGGAACCCGTCGCCGCTTTGCTCCAACGTGAAGCCGGGCTTGAACTTCGCCCGCAGCTGCTGCATCTCCTTGGAGGCGAGTTTGGGCTCAGGCACTGTTTCCCCCCTTTGTTGACCAGAGAGACGAAAGAATACTCCCTTCGGGTTAGGTGCAACCCGTTCGGATTCGCTACAGTGGAATCTCCTCCTGCGGCCCAGCTAGCGGGTCGCGATTGGAGTTGACTCGGTGACAGGCGCCCCTCGGGGCGCCTTCGCCGTTTACGGGAGGTCGCATGCCCTACGCGCCCACCAACTGGGTGGACGGCGTCACGCTCGCCAACGCGGCCCGGATGAACAACATCGAGAACGAGTTGGTCGCGCTCGACGCCGCCGGTGGTGTGCCCGCCCGCCTCGGACAAAACGCTGTCGTAGTCGTTGACTGGAACAACGCCAATCAGAACGGCTGGTACTACGGAGCGAACGCCGCCAATGCTCCTGTCGCCGGGCTAAATCTGCTCGGGCTCGTCTCGGTCGATCCAGCTGGCGAGATCACGCAGGAAGTCTGGAATGTCGACACAGCCGAGGTCCCTCGGCGCGTCTGGGTCCGTCGTTCTAGCGCAGCGCCGGTCTGGAGCGCCTGGCAGCTACAGCTTCGCTGGGGTGGAGGTGTCCCGGCCCAGAACGATCTTCTCGCCGCCGATGCCAACGGTGTCTTTCAGAACGGCAAGCTCATCGACGCGATGGTCGCAGTCGCCGCCGCCCTCGACCCGGCCAAGTTCAAGGGTTACCCGGCTGACGCCTCGAAGTATCTGAGCGGCGCAGGCACATGGCTTTCGTTTGCCGGTTCGGGCCAGATGGTGCCGATCGGCTCCGAGGTCGTGCTCGCCTCGCCCGCGGCAACGATCGACTTCACCTCGATCCCGGCGACCTACAAGCACCTGCTGATCATCTTCAAGGTGCGGACGGATCGTGCGAGCCAACCCGTAGACGGCTTGGATCTGACTCTCAACGGGGACACGGGAGCGAACTATCGCAACGCATCTATCGGGGCTGCGGAGTCAGCAGCACCAGGGGGCAATCCGATCGCGACCGCCAGCGCGGCCATGCTAGCTCGCGACAATGTTCCTGGGCCAGCGAATACGGCCCCGACGGGGGCCTTTGCGACGGGCCAGCTTCAGATCTTCTACTACAGCGATGCGGCTGTCGCCAAGCTTATTCAGACCCTGGTCGCAGGCTGGAACAATAGCAATATCTCGAAGTATTGGATTACCGAAAACACCTGGGCCAATCAGGCGGCTGTAAACAGGGTCACATTTAAGTCGGAAAACGCGGCGAACTTCATCGCCGGTTGTCGCGCCCAACTCTACGGGGTGGTCTGATGGACAGGCTTGTCGTCGACTGCACGCCGCCCGCCGAAGGCAACGACTGGGCCGAGCCGACGGTCGTGGCGATGACCGATGAGGAAGAGTCCGAGCATCTCGCCGCCGCCGAGGCTGCTGCCGCCGTCGAGCTTGCGTGGCAGTGGGACGAGGTCCGTCGCGTTCGCGGCGCACAGCTGTCGCAGACCGACTGGCTCGCCTCGAAGCCCGTCGATGTTCCCGACGCGATCGTCGAGCAGGCCCACGCGAACGAGCAGGCCTGGCTCGACTACCGGCAGGCGCTGCGCGATCTCCCCACTTCCGGTGCCGACCCGACGCTGCTCGTCTGGCCGAAACCGCCGCCCGCCCCGACGGTGACGATCTCGCCGCCGCCGTCTTTCGTCATTCCTGAGGAGGCACGCTGATGGCACGCAAGGCCAAGCTCGGCAGCGGCGCTCGCTTCGCCAAGTTGAAGAAGCAAGTCGCCGCCAAGGGCAACGTTCGCGACCCCGCCGCCGTTGCTGCCGCGATCGGCAGGAAGAAGTACGGGGCGAAGAAGATGGCGCAGATGTCCGCGGCGGGGCGCAAGAGGAGGAAGTGATGACGCTGACCAAGCTGGAGATCTTCACGCTCGTGATCGCGATCTGCTTCGTGCTGCTGCTCCTCTTCGGCTTCAACTGGATCTCGTGATGGCGCGTCGCAAGCCGACAACGAAGAAGGGCAAGGCCGCGAAGGTGCAGACGGTGATGCACGAGTTCAAGACCGGCGGTCTGCATTCGGGCTCGAAGACCGGCCCGGTCGTTCGCAACCGCAAGCAGGCGATCGCGATCGCGCTGTCGCAGTCGGGACAGTCGCGCACGAAGCGCAAGCGCAAGCGCTAGCGGATACGCAGCGCAGGGGTCTTCCTCGTTCCCTACCCGAGGAGGTGACTGTGCGGCTGGCAGCCGTCACCCTCGTTTCGCTCCTGTTCGTCGTCGCCTTCGCCGCGATTACGCGGGCAAGCGACGATCCCGTCAACCCGGTGGCAACCCAGACGCAGGTCGTCACCGTCGAGAAGACCTATCAGGGCAAAGACATCCACTGGTGGGCAGCACATGCAGTCCGCGCTCGCCGCGAGGCGAACGCACGCAAGCAGACGATCCGCACCTTGCAGGCTCACCGCGGCACGCCGCGGATGGCCGGTCCGCTGACGCAAGCCTTCCTCTGCATTCACGGCTTCGAGGGCTCCTGGCAAGACGCAGGCGCTCCCTTCTGGGGGGGGCTGCAGATGGACAGCGGCTTCCAGCGAACCTACGGCCGCGAGTTCTACCGCGCTTGGGGCACGGCCGACCACTGGCCTCCGTTCGTCCAGCTGGCCGTGGCGATGCGCGCCTATCTGGCGGGTCGCGGCTTTGGGCCGTGGCCGAACACCAGCCGCATGTGTGGCTTGTGAGGGCGGGGCGACTCCTGGTCTGGCAGCGGTACATGCCGCTCGGCCGAGTCTGCTTAGTCCCGCCCTCGACGATCTATTCCGGGACCAGAGGTGAAGTACGACATCGCTGCGAAGAGATCCACAGGAGGCTGGAATCTGGACACAGCGCTGCTCGAAGAGTTTCAGGCCGACTACTCGCGCCGGCTGACCGAACGAGCGTCCGCGCTCCAGCATCCCGCTGGCCTCCTCAACCACGTCACCTGCGTCGACTCGCGCACGGGCGAGCGCTTCTCGTTCGGGCTTCTCGACACCGACGCCGGCTGGTTCTGGCAGCGCTCCACGATCGACAGCTGGATGGCCCACCCGCTCAACCTCGTCCTCAAAGCGAGGCAGTTGGGGATCACCTGGCTCGCGGTCGGCTACATGCTCTGGAAGCTGTTGACGATGCCGGGGACTCGCGGGCTTGTCGTCTCGATCAACGAGGACGAGGCGATCAAGGTCGTCAACCGTCTCTTCGACATGTTCAACTCGCTGCCGGAGCATCTGCGCTTCGACGCGGAGATCACCAAGCCGACTCGGGGTGCGAGACCTTCGACGCTGATCGAGTTCACCTTCCCTGACGGCATCATCTCCAGCGTCGTCGGCTTTCCCTCGACGAGACGCGCCGGCCACGGCGAAGTGGCAACCCTGGTGCTGCTCGACGAGTTCTCGCGACACGAGTACGCGGGCGACTCGTGGAAGGCGATGTTCTCCACCGCCGACCACGGCGGGCAGATCATCGTCGTCTCGACGGCTAACGGCGTCTCGAACGAGCAGACCGGCGAGGGCAACTTCTTCCACCACCTATTCGTCAACGCCGAGGCCTACGGGATCGACGTCCAGTTCCTGCCCTGGTCGCTGCATCCGCAGCGTGACGACGACTGGTACGCACAGGTCGCACGAGCTCTTCCCTCGCACATGCGGGCAGAGCAATACCCGCTCTCGCCGGAGGACGCCTTCATCAACACGGGCGAGTGCTGGTTCGATCTCGACGCGCTCGCCTGGTACTCGGAGCACGCGCCGGCCGAGGAGATCGACAGGCTGCGTTTCGTTCCGACATCCAACGGGGCGAAGGCGAAGTTGCACTGGGGCGCACAGGGGCCGATCCGCGTCTACGCGAAGCCGAACGACGATCACGACTACGCGATTGGCGCCGACGTCGCGACCGGCAGGGGCTTCGACTACTCCTGCTGCTACGTCATCGACCTCGCCACGATGGGTCTCGCTGCGGAGCTCCACGGCAAGCTCGACGCCGACGAGTATGCAGAGCAGCTGCACTTTCTCGGACGCTGGTACGGGGACGCGAGGATCGCGGTCGAGATGGGCGGTGGCTACGGGGAGCCGGTGATCATCTCGCTGCGCGATGGGCGCAAGGGCAGGCCGCACTACCCGAAGCTCTACCGACACACGCTTCCCGATCGGCCCGACCAGCCGACGCTGCACAACTACGGCTTCCCGATCACCGCCAAGAGCCGGCCGCAGCTGATCAACCAGATCGAGCAGGCGATCCGCGAGAAGACCGTGTCGGCGCTGCCGCGCACCCTGATCATGGAGTGCCGCACCTTCATCCGTCGCGACACGCTGCCCTCGCCGCGAGCCCAGGAGGGCGCGAACGACGACAGGGTGATGGCGTTCGGCCTCGCGCTGGAGCTCTACCGGCAGTACGGCCACCACGAGCGGCGAGTGCGTCG